ACGACTCTGGTACAACTCTTGCGGGTCGTTCAGGTGGTGGTGGTACACAATCCGCCGGAGGTATAGCAGGTACACCTTATTCTGGTATGACTGCTGGTAGTCAACTACTCGGTGGTACGGGTGGTCAATACGGTGCTGGTTCAGGTGGTGGTGGATATTATGGTGGTGGTGGCGCATCTGCATACGGTAACGGTGGTGGTGGTTCATGTTATTGGAATTCAAATGTTGTAGAACCTATGTGGTATATGTCATCTGGTTCTGGTTCCACTCTAACGGGTGGAAATAGCACAGGCGCCACCGGTACTACGGTGGATCCAGTCCCACAATCAGGTGATGCCCAATATCTAGCCGGTGTTGGTGTTGGTGGTCCATTTGATACTTCGGGTGGGCCCGGTCTCGTACAATTGTTCTACTAGGAGATAAGATGACAGTATTTTTTATGCATATACCAAGAACTGCCGGTAGATCAACAGGTCAGGTAATTGTTTCAAATTTTTCTAATATTGCTGATAATTCTTTATCTGGATATATTGATCTTAACGAAGATTATTCTTCTGTAGAAGCATTCATTCAACATGATATTTACAGCGTGGCAAAGAATAATCTTGTTAATCCTACGATGATTACTTTCATTAGAAATCCTGTAGATTCTGCTTATAGTTTTTGTAAAAAAGTTGCAAATTTATCAGATGAACAAATTATTCAAACGTCTGTATTAGACTCAATTGCTAATGACATGGTAAAACGTCTCGTTTTTAATTCGGCAGAAGAATTTTATACAAGAACAATAACAGCATTAGATATAGATGCAGCACTTATAAATTTACAATCTTTTGATTTTGTTGGAAATTTTGATGATTATGAAAATGAAATTAATCGTATGTGTGATCAATTTGGATGGACGGTGCCAAGTCCTTTACCACACGTAGTTGAAGAATCATGGCAAGAAACTCTAACAATTCCTGCTGACGTAAGAACACATATTGAAACGTATTGTTCTTCAGATATTGAATTATTTCAAAATTTTTATAAATAATAAAAAAATAACAATAGGAACAATTCAATGAAACTCATTACCGAAATGATTGAATCTGAAGTAGATTTCGTCACCGAAGCAAAAGAAGACGGTGGTAAAAACTATTTCATCGAAGGCGTTTTCATGCAGGGTAACATTAAAAACCGTAATGGTCGTATGTATCCTATGGAAACACTTGCAAAAGAAGTCAAACGATATAACAAAGAGTATGTCGAGCAGAATAGAGCATATGGTGAGTTAGGTCATCCTCAAGGTCCAACAATTAATCTAGAGCGCGTATCTCATATGATTAAAGACCTACATCAAGATGGTAACAATATCATTGGTAGAGCTAAGATCATGACTGAGACTCCAATGGGTAAGATTGTAAAGAATCTTATGGACGAGGGTGCAAAACTTGGCGTATCATCTCGCGGGATGGGCACATTGAAGCCAGGTAAAGATGGCGTCAACATGGTTCAATCAGATTTTCAGCTAGCAACTGCTGCTGATATCGTAGCCGATCCTTCAGCACCCAATGCATTTGTTGAGGGTGTTATGGAGGGTGTTGAGTGGTTACAAATTGATGATCGTTGGGTTCCTCAATACATTGAGGAAACACAAAAGGCGATTAGAAAAGTTTCAAAGGCAGAACTTCAAGAAGCAAAAATCAGAGCATTTGAAAAGTTCTTGAAACAACTCTAAAAGATGAATTTTTATAAATAATATGTAATTGAAATATTTTTCAATAAGGAGATAACAGATGTCCGATAAAGAACTAGAAGTAATTGAGGACGCTGAGGTTCTTGAGACTGGAGATGAAGATCTTTTAGAGTTCAAGGCTTCAATGGGCGATCCTTCTGAGGTTCCTGATCCAAAGACAAAGAAGACAGATGAAAAGCCAAAGGGTAAGGGTGATCCAATGCCCAAGCTCAGCACAAAGGCTGGCATGATTAATGCTGCTGTTGAAATGATGTCTAAGATGAAGAAGGAAGATCTCAAGACTCTCTATGGTAAAGCATTTACCGCTGAAGATGTCGAAGAAGATGAAACAGTAGAGCAAATTGTTGACGAAGCTCCCAGAGAACTTGCCACAATCACTGCCAATGATATTGATGTTTCAGAAGATATTGATGCAATGTTCAAAGATTCAGAACTCGACGAGGATTTCAAGTCTCGCGTTGCTACAATCTTCGAAGCTGCAGTAGTTTCAAAGGTCAATGAGCAGATTGAAAAGTTTGCTATTGAAGTTGAGTCAGACGTTGAAGTTTCAAAAACTGAAATCGTTGATGAACTCACAGAAAAGGTAGACTCATATCTTGATTACGTTGTTCAAGAATGGGTTGAAGAAAATAGACTTGCCATTGAGAAGGGTGTTCGCGCCGATATGGTCGAAGACTTCCTCAAGGGTCTAAAGGGTCTATTTGAAGAGCACTATGTTGACATTCCAGAAGAGAAAGTTGACGTAGTTGAAGAGCTCATCGCAAAGGTTGATGAACTTGAAGAAAAACTAAGCGAAGAAACAGATCGCGCAGTTGAACTTCTAAAAAAGGTTAAGGTTTTTGAGCAAGAAAATATTTTTTCTGGCGCAATTGAAGGCTTAACACAAACACAGGTTGATAAACTTCGTGGTCTTGCTGAGGGTATTGAATTCGTCAGCGAAGAAGATTTCAAAAAGAAGATCAACATGTTAAAGAAGCAATATTTTGATATTGATGAGACGGTAAATGAATCCGTCATCGTTACTGATGATGAGTTTGATCCTATTTCTCTTGAAGAAGAGGAAAAAGGTTTAACAGGTGCTATGGCTCATTACATGAGTGCCATTTCAAGATCTGCTAAAAATTAATAATATTATAAATAAACATGAAGGCTGATTACTAATACAGTAAGGAGAAAACAAAATGTTTCTATCTGAAAATCTACAGAAGAAGTGGCAGCCAGTACTTGAGCATCCTGACCTCACCGAGATTAAGGATCCTCATCGTCGCGCTGTCACAGCTACTCTTCTAGAGAACCAAGAAAAGGCTTCACGTGAAGCTGCCTATGGTTCTGGTGGTTACCAAATGCCCACACTATTGGGCGAAGCTGCTCCAACAAACGCAATGCAGGGCTCAAGCTCAACTGCAGCTGCTGGTGCAGTTGACATCTTCGATCCAGTGCTTATCTCACTAGTTCGTCGTTCCATGCCAAACCTCATTGCTTATGATGTTGCCGGCGTCCAGCCAATGACTGGCCCAACTGGTCTCATCTTCGCAATGCGTCCACGCTACGGTTCACAAGCTGGTTCGGAAGCTCTATACAACGAAGCTACAACAAGCTGGTCCGCTACAGCAAACAACTCTGTTGGTGGTGTTGCTTCAACCGGTCTCAATGGTGCTGGTGTACCAACAGCCGGTAGCGATCCAACCGATCGTGCTTCTGGTTCTGGTTATACCGTTCATACCGGTATGTCCACTACCACTGTTGAAGCTCTTGGCGATTCTGCTAATAACAAGATCTCCGAGATGGCATTCAGCATCGAGAAGGTTGCAGTAACTGCAGTTTCTCGTGCACTAAAGGCTGAATACACCATGGAACTTGCTCAGGACCTCAAGGCAATTCATGGTCTCGATGCCGAATCTGAACTCAGCAACATTCTTTCCGCTGAGATTCTTGCCGAAATCAACCGTGAAGTCATCCGTACAATCAACTATACAGCTACTGCTGGTGCTCAGTCAAACGTCACCACAACTGGTACATTCGACCTAGATGTCGATGCCAACGGTCGCTGGTCAGTTGAGCGTTTCAAGGGTCTGGTCTTCCAAATCGAGCGTGAAGCCAACCAAATTGCTAAGTCAACTCGTCGCGGCAAGGGCAACGTCCTAATCTGCGGTTCTGACGTAGCTTCTGCTCTACAGATGGCTGGTGTTCTAGATTACACACCTGCTCTATCTGCTAACCTAAATGTTGACGATACAGGCAACACCTTCGCTGGTGTCCTAAATGGTCGCATGAAGGTCTATGTTGACCCATACTTCACCAGTGCTTCTGGTGACCAGTATGTTACAGTTGGCTACAAGGGTTCCAGCGCATTCGATGCTGGTCTCTTCTACTGCCCATACGTTCCACTACAAATGGTTCGTGCAGTTGGCGAGAATACCTTCCAGCCTAAGATTGGCTTCAAGACCCGCTACGGCATGGTCGCCAATCCTTTTGCTACTTCTGCCGCCAATGGCGTCATCAGCAGCCAGCAAAAGAACATCTACTATCGCATCGTTACTGTTGCAAATCTTATGTAATAATAAGATCCGAGTCAATCGGGCAAGAGGGGGGCTTCGGCTCCCCTCTTTTTTTATTTTTGTGTTATTATAAATATATGTATGATATGGGTAAAGCCTAACATAGTAACAGTAGACATATTATATTACATGCCAGATTATTCTGACATCATTCAAGAGTTTGTTTGGCAGACAACTGATATTACACCAGAACTTCCAAGAGTACATAAATTTTTGAATTATTGGAAAAATTATGTAGAAGCTGTAATTAAAGAAGTTCAAGTGTCATATACTGACAATCATAAAGGTTATCGCGTAGCTGAATTTATAAAAGAGATTAAGACATGGCATTAATACCAAAGATTGGCGTAAACACTTTAAATGAA